CCTAGATGAAGATGCATATAGAACTGCATTCAGACTTGGTGCCTATATTGCAACACAGTTCAAACCAGTAGTTGCAAAATGTTTCTATGAAATGACTGATGCAAAAACCGTATTAGATACTTCATGTGGATGGGGAGATAGACTTTGTGGTTTCTATGCAAGTAAAAGAACAACTCATTACATAGGTACAGACCCAAATCCGAACACATTTGTAAACTATAAGAAACAATGTATAGAATATGAAACAATTCTTACAGGTAAAAAACCCGACTTAATAGAACAAGATAATTATTTCTCTTGTATCGGGTCAAAGAAAGTAGAGATATATAGATGTGGTGCAGAAGATTTAAACTATGATTCACTTCCACCAATTGATTGTGCATTTACTTCACCACCTTACTTCTCGACAGAGATATATAACAAGGGTGGAGAACACGAGGAAGACCAATCATGGTTCAAGTTCAATGAGTATGAGAAGTGGAGAGATGATTTCTTCCTTCCAGTAAGTCAGAAGACTTTTGATTCATTATCTGATACGGGTCATATGTTATTAAACATTATGAACCCAACAATTAAAGGTAAAACATACCCTTCATGTGATGAAGTGTGTGACTTACTAAGACCCCATTTTAAAGGTCAACTGGGAATGAGAATTATGCAAAGACCACAATCATCTACTAAGTTCCTAGACAAGTGGACAGACATAAAAGGTGATAGTGACGACAATCAAGTATCCGACAAGCAAGGTATTGATAGAACAGCTATGCAGGATTTCATGAAGAAGTATTACATGGAAAATGTTTGGTACTTTGCAAAAGAAGACAAAGACCTATTCTTAAAAGTAAGACAAGGACAACTAGATGAGTTTTTCGTATGACAGAATTATTTGAGAACAAAGTGTACAGAGTAGTTGAGAATCCTCATGATGAAAATGCAGGGATTGAATTAACTGGTGGAGAATGGGACGGACTGGTTTATCAATATGGAAAGGTTCAATTCAAAGATGGTACCCCCGAAATTAATTTCAAAAGAACCATAAGAAGATTCCCAAAAGGGATGGAGAACAGTGAAATCAACTTTGAGGAATTACTAAATAACAGTGAGTTAAATACATTAATGGGTGACATTCTAGTAGAAGTCATGCAAGAACAGATAAGGAAAGAGAATGAACAAAGAGATACTTAAAGAACAAATCAAACGTCACGAAGGTGAAGTACTAGAGGTCTATGCAGATTCACTAGGATATCTAACACTAGGTGTTGGACATTTAATCAAAGAAGGTGATGCAGAACACGGACAACCTGCTGGAACTCCAGTAAGTCAAGAAGTGGTAGATGCATACTATGAAGATGACTTTGATAAACACGTTGATGAAGCAATTCATGTATTTGAATCAAAAGGTGGAGAGAATTTCTATGACCTTCCCGAAGACATTCAACACGTTCTAGTTAACATGACATTCAACTTAGGTGGAAGTCGTTTTGGTAAGTTCAACAACATGTGGAAAGGTGTTGTATCTGCAGACTGGGAAAAGGTTGCAGTAGAAATGGAAGACTCTAAGTGGTTCGGACAAGTTGGTAGACGTTCAGTAGAACTACAAGAACAGGTACGAAACTGTGCCTAGTGAAATCAAAGCTGTAAAGTTACTTGGTGGGGAAGTTATCTTAGGAAAGGTTACTTCTTCTACTTTATCAAACTCTATTAGTATTGAAGAAGCTCAACTTTGTGTTGTCATGGTTGATGACGGAAAAATGGAAGTTAACCTTGCACCATGGTTACCATATGCAAGAGAATATAATTTTGTGATACCTAAATCTCAGATAATTACAACCTTTAAGGTTAGACCCAATCTAGAGACAAATTACAAGATTGCAACAGGAAATAAATAATGGCAGATATATTAAGTGCATTAGTAAAGAAATACGAAGGTGACATTGCAGTACACACTGCAAACATCTCAGTTTATCAATCAAACCCAGCAGGTATAGGAGAACATCCCGATGTTGTCTCTGCAGTAGATGAACTAGTTGGTCAACTTGCAGATGCACAAGACAAACTCAAATCAGTAAAAGAATTACAACATCCCTCAAGAAAAACACTTGTAGAATAAGACCAACTGTAGTATAATAACTACATGGATTTCTATACAAACGTATGTCGAACTAGAGACAAAATTCTAGTAAAAGGTTACCAAGGTAAGAAACAGGTGAAGTTATCTGTTGCTTATCGTCCTAACCACTTCGTAACCTCTAAGAAAAAGGATTCTCCTTATCGTTCTTTAGATGGTAACCCACTTGATGTTGTTAATCTTGACACCATGGGTGGTGCAAGAAAGTTCCGAGAACAATACAGTCAAGTAGATAACTTTGAGATTCACGGTTATGATAAGTATGTTTATACTTACATAGCTGATAAGTTTCAGGGTGAAATCAAATACGACCCAATGAAAATCAAGGTTGCAACACTTGACATCGAGTGTGAGTCGGAGAACGGATTCCCCGAACCTACACTTGCAGAAGAGAAAGTAAATGCAATCACCATCAAACCATTCAGACATATGGCACATACCTTTGGTATCGGCCCTTGGGATGCACCTGCAAATGTTCATTATTATGAATGTGTTGATGAAGCCCAACTACTAACTGAGTTCATTAAGTACTGGAGAAAGGAATCTTTTGACATTGTTACAGGATGGAATGTTGATGCATTTGACATGACGTATCTTTGTAATCGTGTAGATAAACTATTCGGTGAAGGACACCATAAGAAGTTCTCACCTTGGAATATGTCTGATGTAAGAGACTACACAAATAACTATGGTCAAAAGGTCATGGTGTTTAATCTCTATGGTATCAATATTCTTGACTATATGGAACTGTACAAGAAACATACATTCGTAAACCAAGAATCATACTCACTTAATCACATTGCACATGTTGAATTAGATAAAGCAAAGATTGATTATTCACAATATGGTTCATTACATACCCTTTACAAAGAGAACTATCCATTATTCTTAGAATACAATGTCAAAGATGTGACACTTGTAGAAGACTTAGAAGATAAGATGGGGTTACTAGAACTCACATACTCAATGGCTTACAATGCAAAGTGTAACTTTGCAGATACCTTTGGTATGGTTAAGTACTGGGAAACAATCATCTACAACTTCCTCAAAGAACAGAACATACAAACACCACCTCAGAAGTTGGATAGAAGTAAACAACATTCTATTGTTGGTGCATATGTCAAAGAACCATTGGTAGGTAGACACAACTGGGTTATGTCATTTGACTTGAACTCACTCTATCCCCATATCATTATGCAACACAATATCTCACCCGAGAAAATGATTAAGGGTGGTCAGAGAATGGATGTCAATGTTCAGAAGATGTTGGATGGTGACGTAGACCTTTCATCACTCAAACAATCAAACAGAACTGTAACACCTAACGGAGTAATGTTCACAAGAGACAAACAAGGATTCCTTCCCGAACTCATGGAGACTTTCTATGAGGAAAGAAAACTGTGGAAGAAGAAGATGATTGAGTATCAGATTGAGAAAGAATCATGTGATGACCCAAAACGTAATAGGGAACTTGATACACTTATCAAACGTGCATATAACAATCAACAGGTTCGTAAGATTGCACTTAACTCTGCATATGGAGCTCTTGCAAATCAATACTTTGCATTCTTTGACCCTAACCTTGCAGAAGCAATTACTATGTCGGGTCAGTTGATTATTAAGACTGCAGAGAAATCTATCAACACATGGATGAATAACCTTCTTAAGACAGAAGACAAAGACTATGTGATTGCAATGGATACCGATTCAGTCTACATCACTTTTGATGACCTAGTGTCAAAAGTGTTTCCCGAAGATACACCACGAGGAAAAATTTGTGACTTCTTAAATACTATTGCAATTGATAAAGTCGAAGGTGTTCTTGCAAAGGGATATGATGAACTTGCAGATTACACTAATGCCTTCCAACAGAAGATGGAGATGGGTAGAGAGATTATTGCAGACCGTGGAATATGGACTGCAAAGAAAAGATACATCCTAAATGTCTTGGACAACGAGGGAGTTCGATATGCAAAACCTAAGTTGAAGATGATGGGTATTGAGACTGCAAAGTCCAGTACACCTCAGTGGGTCAGAAAGAAGCTTACAGAAGTGTTCGATGTAGTTATGAATGGAACAGAACAAGAACTTTGGGATTTCGTGGAATACACAAGAAAGGACTTCCGTAGACTTGCAGTTGAAGATATGTCGTCTCCAAGGGGTTGTAACAACCTCCACAATTACAGGGATGCATCTAGTATCTATGGAAAGGGTACACCAATCCATGTCAGAGGTGCATTACTTTACAACCATGAACTTAAAAAGAAGAATCTTGATAAGAGATATGAGGTCATTAAAAACAGTGATAAGATTCACTTCACATACTTGACTGTTCCAAATCCTATCAATGAGAATGTTATATCATTTGCAAATGTATTACCAAGAGAGTTCGACCTTCATAGATTTGTGGACTATGATATGCAATTCGACAAGTCATTCATCGAACCTCTTAAAAAAGTCATCGATTTAATAGGGTGGAATACTGAACAAGTTGCATCCTTAGACTCCTTTTTTGGATAAATAATCTTATGGGTAAATCATTTAGACATAGTGAATTTCATGTAACTGTAACCAAAGTAGTAGACGGTGATACAATTGATGTTGATATTGACCTAGGATTTTCAACAGTCCTTAAAAAACAAAGAGTTAGGCTAATGGGTATAGATACCCCCGAGTCTAGAACAAGAGACCTAGTGGAGAAAATCTTTGGAAAAGCCGCTAAAACAAATCTTAAGAAGTTACTTTCAGAAGGTGATGTTACACTCGTTAGCCATGACAAAGGAAAGTTCGGACGCATACTTGGAGAACTTTTTGTCACAAAACACGACAACGAAGGACACCCAGTGTTCGAAACAGA